AACAGCAAATGTATATTCAGTAGAAAGAATTTTTAAACTATCACAAAGAACACAAAAGTTAATGTTAAAATTAGGTTATGAACACGTGAAATTTAAAGTAGATGATGGTCACAATGGTTGGGAAGAACACGCACCATATGATAAAATTATTGTAACAGCAATGGCAGATAAAGTACCATATAAATTACTTAAACAATTAAAAGATGGTGGTAAAATGATTGTGCCTGTTGGTGATAAGATAGTAGAGATTATTAAAAAAGAAGAGAAGGCAGGTGTACCAATTATTAAAGAAGAAAGTTTAATAGGGTGTACTTTTGTTCCACTTGTTAAAGGATGATAAACATAGCAGTATTAATATCTGGTAGAGGTTCTAATTTACTTTCAATCATTAAAAACTTTGGTGAACAAGTTAAAGTAGTAATGAGTAGCAGTCCAAAGGCATTTGGTTTAAAGTATGCAAAACAATATAAAATACCTTTTGAAATTGTAGAGTCCGAAGGACAAATCATTAATGAAATTAACAAGCATAATATTGGTTTAATTTGTATGGCAGGATTTATGAGAAAATTGTCTAGTACATTTACTAAAAAATATACAGTTTTAAATATTCATCCATCATTATTACCAAGGTACAAGGGATTAAATGTACATAAACAAGTATTAGACAACAAAGAAGAATTTACTGGTTGTACGGTTCATTATGCTACAGGTGAATTAGATTCAGGAGAAATTATTATGCAAAGAGAAGTGAAGATAGGTAAAGGTGAAACTAAAGAGTCACTTGAACGGAAAGTTTTAAATGAAGAACATAAATTATATCCTAAAGCTATTAGAAAAGTTTTAGATACAATACAACCAAGATATGATTATACAACGAAAGAAATTATAGAAGCAATGGATAGAATAAATGCCAGATAGAGTATTTTGTATAGGCAATGGTGAGAGTAGAAAAGATATAGATTTATACAAATATAAACCATTTGGTAAAATGTATGGGTGTAATGCCATTTATAGAGACCATCCTGATTTATGCGATTGTATAACAGCTGTTGACCACGGAATAACACACGAAGTATATCACGCAGGTATGGCACAAAAGATACCTTGTTATTTTAGAGGTTGGACACCTGTGCCTTCATTTTCATATGATAAAGTACTTGCAGATAGTTTGTCTGTAGAAGGTGTTGAAGAGGCAATTAAAAAAGGTATACTGATAACAAATGAACGTGGTGATTCAAAACAATATGTTATGCACGGTGGTAATTTAGAAGGTATTGTTGCAATATTAAAAAAAGATGGAGGTATAATTAGAAAAGACGTTAAACACGCTACAGTTAAAGTTAGTTGGATTAAAGAGCCAGATTATTCACACTCATTAGAAGATATTGATGAACCAAAAGACCACGGTTGGGCTTGTGGTGCTTCATCTGGTTTGGTTGCAGCTAAAGTAGAGAGACCTAATGAAATATATTTAATAGGACACGATTTATATAGTCATAATAAATTTCTTAATAACTTATATAAGAGTACTAAACATTATACAGCAGAAGGAAATAGTCCTACACCTGCTATCAATTGGATTAACCAATGGAAGACTATGTTTAATAGGTTTCCACAGATACAGTTTTATAAGGTTAATCTATATAATGATGGACGAGATAAAGTAAGTGGTCCTATTGAAGAGTGGTATAGTACTTCTAATTTAAAATACATAGATTATTCCAAGCTTGACAATATACTAGGTTTATGATATATTAGAGAATATAAATAAGAAAGAGATAGCGATAATATAGCTAACACAAATACAACATACAATTAATACAAAGGAGATATAATTATATGGATTTTGAAACATTAAAATCATCATCAAGTAACTTTGATAAGATAACAAAGGCACTTGAAACAAACCTCAATCCTGAGGATAAATCAAACAAGAGTAAGTATCAAGACGATAGATTCTGGAAACCAGAACTAGATAAAACTGGAAACGGTTATGCCGTTTTAAGACTTTTACCTGCGTCTGAAAAAGAAGAAATGCCTTGGCAAAGAGTATGGTCACACGCATTTCAAGACAAAGGCGGTTGGTACATTGAAAATTCATTAACAACTTTAAATACTAAAGATCCAGTTAGTGAAGATAATACTAGATTGTGGAACACAGGTGTAGATAGTGATAAAGATATTGCTCGTAAGAGAAAAAGAAAATTATCATATTATTCTAACATCTATGTGGTCAGCGATCCAAAACATCCAGAAAATGAAGGTAAAGTTTTCTTATTCAGATATGGTAAAAAAATATTTGATAAAATATCAGAAGCAATGCAACCTCAATTTGAGGATGAAAAAGCAATCAACCCATTTGATTTTTGGAAAGGTGCAAACCTTAAACTGAAAATTAGAAAAGTTGATGGTTATTGGAACTATGACAAATCTGAATTTGAAGGAGTGAAACCATTAGCGAAAGATGACGAAAACATCAAAGCGATATGGTCTAAACAATATCCTTTAAAACCTTTTGTGGACCCTAGTAATTTTAAAACCTATGACGAACTCAAAGAGAAACTGAATAGGGTAATTATGGGAACACGAAACACCAGTACCGTGGAAACTGTAGACCTCCCACAACAGACAAACGGTAAGGTGAAAAAAGTTGATGTAAGTCACTCTAAACCTGCTAGCGAGGAAGACGATACGTTGTCTTATTTTAGTAAATTGGCAGACGAAGAGTAGACCTTTCTCTCTCAAAAATACGTTAAACTTTAAGGGCACCTAGTAATAGGTGCCCTTTTTCATTATAAATATACATATGGTAAATATATTCCAACCCATAGTGGACAAACAAAAGGGTGTTATGAAGGCAGCATCCTGGTATAGAAATGCTATAGGTAGTATAACTAATAGGGCAGGAGCACGTACTCTTATGAGAAGTGGTAAGTTAAATGCTAGACCTAGTGCAGGTCGTTTGAATTTCTACTTTTATGACCCTAAAGGCAAAAAGACATTGCCATATTATGATATATTTCCATTAGTGTTGCCTATAGATACATTTAGAGGTGGTTTTGTAGGGTTGAATTTTCATTATTTACCTTATGCATTGAGATTTAAATTATTACAAGAGTTACAAAGATATGCTAGTAATACAGATTTTGACCGTACTACAATAATAAATGCGTCATATAATACACTTAAAAATATAAGTTTGATTAAACCAACAGTTAAGAAATATTTGTGGAAACACGTTAGGTCAAATTTTTTAAGAATAGATGTTGATGAAATGGCAGTTGCAGTATATCTACCTGTACAGAAATTTAGAAAAGCAACAGCACAACGAGTGTGGTCAGACAGTAGGAGAATAGTTTAATGGCAATATTTAGAGCAGGTAAACGTATTGGTAATATGGATATCCGTGTGGGTATCCCTAGAGATAAATCATTGGTTAACGTTGAAGGCGACCCTAGACTAACAAAACAAGAACCTGGTTATAACCAGCTTACATCTATTGGTAAGTTTATTACAGAAATAAACAAAGGTGAAGGTGTTGCTAGAGCAAATAGATTTTTAATTAGATTATATCCACCTAGACCTGAAGACGCAATACAAGTTTATACACAAGGTGGTGGACATCAAGGGTTGGATTCACCAAATGCTTTAGAATCAAATGAAATAAAAAATAATGTTGCTTTGATGTGTACTAGCGTTAAATTACCATCAAGAGATATTGTTAGTACAAACTTTTCAGCATATGGACCTGGAAGAAAAATGCCTTACGCTTATAGGTATTCTTCAGTAATGGAATGTGAGTTTATGGCAGATAAGTTTTTAAGACAAAGAGCATTTTTTGAAAATTGGCAAAATAAAATGTTTAATTCTCATACTCATAATATGGAATATTATCAAAAATATATAGGTACTATGGATATTTATCAGTTGGGTCAATATAGAGAAGCTATAAATGAAAATTACAATGATAATTATAGAATTACCTACGGAATAAGATTGCACGAAGTATATCCTGAAACAATTGGTGAAGTAATGTATCAATCATTAACAGATGATATGATACCTATGCCAATACCTGTAAGGTTTGCATTTAGAACTTGGGAGAATTTAACAATATCACAAGTTGCTAATGCAGAATATGGCCAACCTACACAAGATATGCCAAATATTATACCTAGTAAGAACTATGGAATTTTTGGTGGTATATTAAGTAAATTGCCACCTTGGATGAGAAAAGAGGCTACACGTGCAGGTAAAGGAGTAATAGAAAAAGTAATAAGAGATATACCAATTGGTAAGAAAACTGGAGGCAAAGTAATGCCACCGTTTAGTTGGAGAAATATTTTTGGTTAAAATAATATAATAATAAGGAGAATAGATTATGGCATTGCCTATAATAGAAACAGCGACTTATGAATTGACATTACCATCTAAAGATGTTAAGATTAAGTACAGACCATTTCTTGTAAAAGAAGAAAAGGTTTTATTACAAGCACTAGAAGCTAATGAACCTAAAGAATTGGTTAGTGCTTTGAAACAGATTTGTCACGCTTGCACCTTTGGAGCAATTAATATAGATGAGTTACCTACATTTGATGTAGAATATTTATTTTTACAAATAAGGGCGAAATCAGTTGGAGAAATAGCAAAAGTTAAATTACTATGTCCAGATGATAACACAACTTATGCTGATGTAGAAATAGATTTGACTAAAGTTGAGGTACACGTTGATGAAGACCATACAAATAAGATTGTGATTGATGAAAAGAAAAAGATTGGGATTGTTATGAGTTATCCTACAATTAATTCAGTTGATCCATCAAAAGATGTAAAGGGTATGAAGACAAAACAAATGTTTGATTTATTGGCAAGTTCAATTTATCAAATTTATGAAGGTGATAAAATGTATGCACCTGCAGATTACAGTAAAGAAGATTTAGATAAGTTTATTGAGAGTTTAGATTCCAAGGCATTTCAAAATATTAATAAGTTTTTTGATAGTATGCCTAAATTGAAGCAAGAGGTTGAACTAGAGAACCCGAAGACAAAAGTCAAGAGTAAAAGGACTCTTTCAGGGTTACAGGATTTTTTCGTATTGCCCTCTCTCACGAATCGTTAGAGAATTATTATCAAGTGAATTTTGCATTAATGCAACATCATAAATATTCACTAACTGAACTTGAAAATATGCTACCTTGGGAGAGGGAAATATATGTAACTATGTTAACACAATATATTAAAGAGGAAAATGATAAAATTAGGATGAAGAATCAACAGAATAAATAGGACTATATGGCTGACGATTTAATTAAAGTAAAAAAGACAACCGAAGAGTATGAACTAAAGAAGAGTGACCTTGTTCCAGATGAAGGTGAGGACTCTCCTACTTGGTATAATAAGACAGCAGGTCTATTAGACAAGTTTAGAGTCATACCTAGATTGGTAATGTTGTCATATATCTATGCCTTTTATAAATCAGTAACTTGGTTTATGGGACTAGAAGACCCAACGAATTCACAAGCAATGTTTATATCAACTATTGTTGGTGCTGGTGCTGCCTTCTTTGGATTATATGTTGGTAAACCAGGTGCGAAATTACCTAAAAATAAGAAATAAGGAGATTTATGAAGATATCAGATAGTACAGCAATTTCAATGCCAATGAGGAACCTTTTATCCATATTGGCTGCTGTCGGTATTGGAGTGTGGGCGTATTTTGGGGTGATTGAGCGATTAAATAATTTAGAAACAAAAGCTACTCTTGCAGAAAAAGATTTAAGTAGTGAAGTGCAAAGAATTGATAAAGATATTGAAGGTTTAATAAATGGAGATATTGCACAAAATAATGAATTTAGGATCAAATGGCCAAGGGGGGATTTAGGTTCTCCGCCTGCTGATTCTGAACAATTTATGCTCATAGAATTTCTTTCAGGACAAGTGGAAAGTCTTACGAAGCAACTTGAAGGAATGATGAACAATAAGGTAAACATTGAAAGGTTGCAGACGGATATGGAGAAATCTTTAGAGGATATAGAAAAATTAAAGGACAAAATTAGAGACCAGAAAAATGGGGGAATAGAATAATGGATGCTGCTACACTAGTCACTATTATAACAATGTTCATTGTAACCGATACTTCAAGCGAATTTGTTAAGTATGATGGTTTAATGAGTTGTTTGAAAGATAAAAGAAAGATAGAAAAGTTACACGATGGACGTAGAGTAATCTGTGGACCATCAATGGCTGAAATAGATAAAGACGGTAATATTATTAGTATTAAAAATAAAATGCCTGACCAATCTGGTAGTTTAAAACTAGGTGGTACGGCGAAGTCTTTAACTGAAAAGAAGAAAGATAAAAAAATAAAGGTATTAACACAGGATTAATCATATGAAAAAATTATTAATGTTATTGATTGCAACATTTTTTTTAGTAAGTTGTGCTCCAACAAAGAGTTTTAAAGTAGAAAGAGAATTAGGTCTACTTGATGTTGTAAAAGATAGAGGTTATGTTGTATGTGGAGTTAATGCAGGTTTACCTGGTTTCTCCGCTAAAGACGAAGAAGGAAATTGGAGTGGTTTAGATGTAGATTTTTGTAGGGCAGTTGCCGCTGGAATATTTGGTGATTCAAATAAAGTAGAGTTTATAGGTTTAAACGCTGCTCAAAGATTCCCAACATTAGCGTCTGGCGAAATTGATTTACTTGCAAGAAATACTACTTGGACAATTAGTAGGGATGTTAATTTAATGTTTGAATTTGCAGGCGTTAACTATTATGATGGACAAGGATTTTTAGTACCAACTGATTTAGATATTGAAAATGCAACAGAATTAAATGGTGCGTTTGTCTGTATTACAGCAGAAACAACATCCGAATTAAATTTAAATGACTATTTTGCAGAAAACAATATGGCATATAAACCAGTATATGTTGAAGGTAACAAAGACGCAAAAGCAAAATTGTTTGCTGGTGAGTGTGATGTCTTTACTACAGACGCTTCTGGTTTAGCATCCGCNAGAGCAGGTGCAGAAAATCCAGATGATTGGNTGGTANTACCTGAAATTATATCTAAAGAACCATTAGGTCCACTTGTAAGACAAGGNGACCAAGAATGGGAAGATGTAGTAAGATGGACTATGTTCATTATGATTAATGCTGAAGAGGCAGGTATCACTTCTAAAAATGTTGANTTAATGTTAACATCTAAATCAAAAGAAGTTAAAAGAATTTTAGGAGTAGAAGGTTACATTGGTCCTATGTTAGGATTAGGAATGAAGTTTGGATATAATATTATTCAACAAGT